CATGTCTGATGAAGATCTAGAAAAAGGTAGTGAAGCCTATTTAATGTTCGTTCATAGATTTTCTGAATACATCAAGGAAATGGACAGAAAACTTTGGCATAAAGCAAGAGAGTATGCCCAAGACTTTACCAAGATTGATGGCGTTACGATTGAACTTATAGATGATGATGAAGAGGAGACAAATGACAGAGACCAAACAAAACGCGGATCAGACTAATATTAAAGTTCTAGATCACGGTCACGTTCAATTGGTTGACTACATGGGTTCCGATCTCAGTGTTGTCAATGCTGCCCGCGTTTCATTTAACAAAGAAAGTGATTGGGATAGCGAGCACAATTGGACAGGCTATCGTGAAAAAAAATTGTCTGACCGTGATGCTAAACTTATTAATTATCTTGCAAAGCATAATCACTTCACTCCATTTTGTCACGCTCAAATTAGTTTGAGAATAAAGTGCCCAATCTTTGTTCGTGCACAACTTGGCAAGCATCAAATCGGTCTTGTCATGAATGAAGTTAGCCGGAGATATGTCACATTTGAGCCCGAGGTTTATATTCCCCTTTGGAGAAGTGCTCCAACAAATGGAGCAAAGCAAGGCAGCGCAGGTGCAATTGAAGATATGGATCTTTGCATCAAGTTGAGACAAGAATACGAAGGAATTGCAAATGAATGTATTGATCTTTACAATCGTCTGTTGGTCGATGGTGTTGCACCAGAACAGGCAAGATCTATTCTTCCCCAAGGAACTTATACGGAATTTGTGTGGACTGGTTCTCTCTACGCATTTGCCCGCGTTTATAATCTGAGAATCGATAGCCACGCACAATGGGAAATTCAAAAATATGCTGAAGCAATAGATAAAATTGTTGCTCCACTTTTCCCAGTTTCGTGGAAAACTTTAACAACTAAATAAAGACACCAACTAAGGAGTAGCCTATTATGGCAGAAAATTTGTCACCATTTCAATCGTTTATTTTTATTTCGCGTTATTCTCGCTGGATTCCTGAAAAGAATCGCAGAGAAACATGGGATGAATGTGTAGACCGTTGGTGGAATTATTTTACTGGCAAAGTTCCGCAACTTGCAGAGCGTCCTGACGTAAAAGAAGCAATCCTCAATCTTGAGGTTCTTCCTTCCATGCGCAGTCTGATGACTGCAGGCCCCGCTCTGGACCATGACAACACTTGCTTGTACAATTGCTCGTACTTGCCAATTGACAGCCTTGATTCGTTTGCAGAACTTTTTGTAATTCTCATGAACGGAACTGGTGTCGGTTATTCTGTTGAGCACCAATACACAGATAAACTTCCACAAGTTGCAAACAAGATTGAAAAAGCCTTCAACATTACTTACGTTGTCGAAGACTCCAAGGAAGGTTGGGGCAACTCAGTTAGATTCTTGATGGATCATCTTTATGCTGGTCGCCACATTAAGTGGGATCTCAGTAAGATTCGTCCATCGGGTGCAAGACTGAAGACCTTTGGTGGTCGTGCAAGTGGTCCAGCTCCTCTTGACAATCTTTTCAAATTTATTGTCAAGGTGTTCTACAATGCACAAGGCCGAAGACTCACCGCTCTTGAGTGTCACGATATTTGCTGCGCAATCGCAAACGCAGTCATCGTCGGTGGTGTTCGTCGCTCTGCCATGATCTCTCTCAGCGATCTTTCGGATCGTGAGATGGCTCTCTGCAAGAGCGGTGCATGGTGGGAGCAGGCTGGTTTCCGTTCATACGCCAACAACTCTGCTGTATATCGTGGCCGCCCTCCAATGGGTCAGTTCCTTGAGGAATGGACTTCGCTATACAACAGCCACAGCGGTGAGCGCGGAATGATTAACCGCAGGGCATTGCAGGAGCAAGCAGCCAAATGGGGTCGTGATGAAACCTGTGAGTATGGAACAAATCCATGCTCAGAGATTATTCTAAAGCCATTTGAGTTCTGCAATCTCTCAACTGTCGTTGTTCGTCCCGATGACACCGCTGCTTCGCTGAAGAAGAAGATTGAGATTGCCACCATCATCGGCACAGTTCAATCAACATTTGTTGACTTCCCATACCTTCGTTCCGAATGGAAGAAGAACTGTGAAGAGGAGCGTCTTCTGGGTGTTAGCATGACTGGAATCTACGACAACAAGTTGACAAGTGGACTCGAAGGCAAGCCAAAGTTGGTACGTCTGCTCGAAACACTCCGCGATCACGCAACGGCAACGAACATGAAGTGGGCAGAGAAGCTTGGTATCAATCCAAGCAAGTCCATCACATGCGTAAAGCCAGAGGGAACGACTTCGTGCTTGGTTGATTCAGCATCAGGTCTTCACCCACGGTATGCGGAACATTATTATCGTAGAATCCGTATTGACAAGAAGGATCCAATTTATAATCTCATGAAGGATCAAGGCGTTCCTTGCGAAGATGATGTGATCAATCCTAATAATACAGCGGTCTTCACATTTGCTATGAAGGCTCCAAGGGGTACAACTACAACGGAAGATCTCCGTGCATTGGATCACTTGGATCTGTGGAAGACTTATCAGGAACATTACTGCCACCACAAGCCATCAATCACCGTCAACTACAAGGATTCAGAGTTCCTTGAGGTCGGTAACTGGCTCTGGGAGAACTTTGATGTCGCAACGGGCATCTCGTTCCTTCCCGGTGGTGACAATCACACATACGCTCAGGCTCCATTTGAGCAAATTGATTCTGCAACATATGCAGCGCATCCGAAGGTTAAAGTTAACTTCAAGGAGCTCTCTAAATATGAGGCAGAAGACAATACTGAGTCGGCAAAGGAATTTGCCTGCGGTGCTGGTGGTTGCCAGATAGTCTGATTCTTCACTCCTCTGTAGCTCAGTTGGTAGAGCGGGAAGCTGTTAACTTCCATGTCACTGGTTCGATTCCAGTCGGAGGAGCATTAAAAAATCAAAAGATTTTACCCCCGAAAGGGGGTTTTTTATTCTAAATATTTTTGCCATGTTGCTGAGGGCATTAATCCTCGCAGTCGTGATGGCGACAAGCACTGCTTGCAATTCGCTATCGTCTCCTTCAAAACAAGTTGAATCTGAACAGGAAAAAACACAAGGAGTAGCGGAAGTCCCCGCATTCTTATTGGATTCTTCGAAGTACGATTCCATCGGACTAGCTGAGGACGACCGCTACTCCTGTGTAGGTGCTATAGTTACACAATCCGGTGATGTAATCGGATCTGCGGTTCTTATTCACAGAAATGCAATACTAAGCGCACAGCATTGCTTTGCATTATCTGATGATCCTCCAAAATATTTTTGGACTCATGGAGGACAATTTTTAAGAATAGGTAAAGTGCATAAAGCAAGCCCATATGTTCCTGGGTTTCCAATGAATGATATTGTTCTTTGCATTTTGGAAGAAGACTGCTATGAACCACCAGCAGAACTTTCAAAGATAACATGGGATCTTATTCCGGGAGAAGAACTTATTACTGTTGGGTGGAGCCTCGGATACAAAAAGGTAAGCGAGAAGGGTGTAATGCGCTACTACGGCTCTTTAATTGAAGATAATGGACAAGTGATGAGAATGCTTGCACTCAATGGGTCTGTTTATTATGGAGATTCTGGTGGTGGAATTTTTGAAGATTCTGGAAAATTGGCAGGAATCATATCATTCTTTGGAATGGACCCAGAAACTGGCCATGTAATAGACAACGGGGCAATGAAAGTTTGCCATTATTATCCGTGGATAGATAATATTATGAAAGAAAGGTTCTGTGACTGGCCTTGGTACGAAGAATAAATATCTATGTTCCACATGTTAATAGGTGTAGATTATTCAATAACATGCCCATGCCTCTGTCTTTATGATGAGAGAAAGCCGTTTAAATTTGACAACTGCTTTTTCTATTATCTGACAAATACTAAAAAATATGCTGACAAGATGCTTCCAAATATTACTGGAGAATCTTTTCAGGAATATGTGGCCGATGTTGACAGATTTGACAGCATTTCAGATTGGGCCATAAATTTGTGTATTGGGGCGTCTGATGTAGCCATAGAAGGCTATTCATATGGCTCACAGGGCCGAGTATTTCATTTAGCCGAGAACATGGGTATATTCAAGCATAAGCTCTATAAGGCCGGGGTTCCCCTGACGGTCGTAGAGCCATCCAAGTCAAAGAAACACGCCACAGGCAAAGGTAACGCGGATAAAGCCCTAATGTACGAGTCCTTCTCCAAAGAGACTGGTACAAATTTATTATTAACTTTTAATCAAAAAACTTTGTCAAACCCTATAACAGATATAGTGGACAGTTACTATATTTTAAAATATCTGGTTAACACTAAAAATTAACGAACAATTCTTCCGGCATGTTGGCCAGAATTGTCTAATTTATCATGAAATCTTTTTGGTACTTGACCGCTATTTTTAATTTTATCAATTACATCTTTCCACGCCGATCCAGTAACTTTAGAAGGAGTTAAAGTCATATCCATGCCTATGGAATTTCTTTGCTGGCCCCAATCTTTAATAATTTTCTTTTTTCCACAGGATGGGCATTTTTCTTTTAAAGGTTGGTCAGATTCACTCATTTTTAAGAACAGTTCAAATGAATGATCACATCCTTCACATATAAAACTATAATTAGGCATTACTATTCTTTCTAAAAGTAATTAGCATGTGATCAAATAAAAATCCGTAAGATGGTTCTTTTGGTTTATTTTTTAGATCCATTTTTGCTTCTTTTGGAGTTCTATTTCCTTTATGCAAATTACAATCTTTACATGCTGCTACTAGATTGACCCATGTAGAACCACCGCCCTTACATTTTGGTATGACATGATCCAAAGTTGCAGTTTTTGTGCAAAGATCAATACCACAATATTGGCACTTATAATTGTCTCTGCGGAGAATATTTATTCTATTGGGCGCAGCCTTTTTAAAAGGCAATTTTACATAATATTTTAATATCAAAATTTTAGGAATTTTTACAATTTTTGATACTGATACTACCTCATAATAATCTAAACTATTTTCATCAATCCAAACTTTATCTTTCGATAAAAGCTTAAAAGCTTTGGAAATGGTGATAATATTAAGGGGAGTATTGTCTTGGTTTAACAGGAGTACCTGTTTTTTCATACCTTTTAAGTATTTATGAAAATCTAAATATTTTACAGCCATGGATAATAAACAACATAGACAATTATATTGGGAAGTCAAGGATTTTTTGACAAAAAAACAGGATACTTATGTGCCTGTAAAAAAACCATCCACTCTGAAAGATGTTAGTAAAAATATTTTAGAACAAAATAATATTTTTAAACAAAAAACACCACAAGCTACAAAAGATACAATAAACAATACTAAAAATGTTTTAGCCTCTCTAGAAAAACAAAGACACGGTTATGATGTTTCTTGTGTTGCTTATACAAGAAATAATATAGCAAATCCTTTTAATAAAAATGTTATTTATGAATATACAGACAGCAATGAAACCATTGCAAGAAAAAGAATGGAAGCTGAAGCTAGAAATGAAAGAGCAAGAGCAAGAAATACGGCAGAAAATGACAGACTTTCTCAAGCAAAGCAAGATGTAAAAAGAAAAAGAGAAGAAGACGAAGCATATCAATTTAATCAAGAAATTTCAGCAGGATCGCAGGGTCAAGGTCCAACCCCATCTGGTGGTAATTTAGCGGATACACTTGAAATGGGCAGAGATGGTAATCCAAATCTTCCAGCAGATACTCCAGATAACAGAGCTCGTATGGCTCAATGGAGAAGAGAAAAAGCAGAAACAAAACAGGCAGAATATATGGCTTCACGGATTGCAGAACTTTCTGGGAAAAAACCAGAAGAACTAACGTCACAAGAAGCTGGTGAACTTTCATTGATGAAATCAATGACACAAGGAAAAGTAGCCACAAGAGGTCTTGAAGGAAAAATACAAGGAAACTTGGAAGCCAAAGCAAAGGTATCTCCGCTAGCAATGGAACCAACTGCTGGCACCGATGATACTGGAAGAACCCAAGACCAGATTGATATGGATGCAATGGCTTCCGGTAAACCTGGTCCCGATGATGCGGCAAAAAGAAAAGCTGCCGCACAAGGTATGATGCAAAGAACTATTGGAAGATCGCAAGAAGATTTAGTTTCTCGAACTCAACAAGCTGGCGCCGAAGAAGCGGAACAGAGAGCTCAAGATAATGCAGACTTTTATGCTCAACAAGCTGAGAAAAAAAGAGCTGCTATGCAAAACACTCGTATTCAAGGAACGAATATGACATACGGACAATTTGAAGCTCAATATGGAAGACCATATGATGCAACAAATAGTGAAGATTCAACTATGCTAGTTCGTGCAGCTAGTAATACATCAGCTTTTAGAGTATCACCCACAGCAAGAGCTTTGGACCAAACAACTGTAGATTTTAACAGAACCTATAGAGGTATTAATGCCCAAAATGCAGCAAGAGAAGGAGAACTTGATCGCAGAGTTGATCAATCACAAATTTCTCTAGATCAATTTAATGCAGATAGAAGGGGGACTGTTCAAAGAGAAATTTCTTCAATACAAGCAAGACCCGGTTTTGTTCGTGGTGTTGCCCAAAGCATGCTTCCTTCAGGCACAACACCCCCAAAAATCGGTCAACCAAATACACCAACGGGTGGTGCAAAACCAACAGGGCAACCAGCTAGAATTGGAGCTCCATCACTAAGTCAAGCAATAAATAGTGTTTTGGGAAACAATAATACAAGACGGGCCTGATTAAATGGATAATATTCGTAAACTTAATCCAATAATAAAAGATCTTCTTTCAAAAAGAAATACTATTTTGAAAGAAGATGGAGCTGATATTAGAGCAAGAAGATCAGAGGAATCAAGATTAAGAAAAGCTGGTGTTTTAAAACCAAATGAAGAGCTACCGTCAGTAGCAAAACAAGCTGGCGAACAATATAAAAAAAGTTTAGCTTCCTTTAGACAATGGGGTCTCGGAAAGCTTATGGATCTTTCCGATGTTAGTGGATGGACTGATGCCTCACAATATTTTTTAAGTCCTGCAGCATCAGAATATTTTGGTGCTGGTGTAGAAGAGTTAGGAAGAGCCGAATCGGAAATGAAAGATAAATTTCCGGGAAAATATAAAGAACTACGCGATGTTTTAGTTCAAGATTTGGTTAGAGAACGAAAAGCTGAGTTCGATGCAGGCAATACAAATATAAGTGAAAAAGATTTATTAACAAAAGTAATATCTAAAAATAAAGATTTAGCAGATGTTTTAACTAGAGATGAATATGAAACTGTTGCTGGTGGAATTACAAATCCTCTTCGTATTGAAACAGAAGATGCAGAAGGAAATAAAAAATTAGAAATAGATTTACCTAGATGGACTGGCATAAGTAAAAGTGCAGCAAATGTTTATGATGTTGGAGCGGGTGCAGCTGATGTTTTAACTGATCCGGCTCAATTAGCAGCTGGTGGTGCTGTTGGCGCTGCATTTAATGTAGCAACCAGAGGAGCAGGCGCAATTGGAGGAAGAGTTTTAGCAGGAGCGGCCTCTAGAGCACCAACACAGGTTAAAACCGCAGCAGAAGCATCAAGAAGATTTTTACCACCAATATTAGCAAGAGCAAGAAGTGCAGAAGAATTGGGAAAAGCCGTGGGAAGAGCTGGGGTCGGCGCAGCTGGAGCAGCCATGATAGCCCCCGGTGCCATTGAAGCAGCATCCCAAGACAAATTAGCAAGATGGGCTGGTGAAATGCTTGGTAGTGCTGCACCATTTGTAATGGGCTCCAAATTGGCTGATAGAGCTATTGCAGCTTACAATAAATCAAAAACTACACCAAAGCCAGAGGTTTCTGCAAAACCAGAGACTGCACCAGAAGCAGCAAAAGATATAGAAGTTTCGGGTGAAACAAAATTTGAAATTCCACCTTCTGGAACATACCCAGCAAAAAATTTACCTAAAGCAGATTTTGGTGCTCCAGCCACTCCACCTGTGCCAGAGTATTCTTTAAAACCACAATGGGCAAATACCGGAGAAATGCTTAAATCTGTTGGTTATTTGCCAAATATCTATAAGGCAACCAAAGGGAGAAGAGGTGCTGCTTTTACTGCACAAATCCCAGAACCAGCAAAAACTGAAGTTTCTAAACCGTTAGCACCAGTTGAAATATCAAGAGAAACAATAACTAATCCTCTTTACGAACCCCCAGCAGTAGGATCTCAAAGAGTTGATTCTTTTGTTAAAACAGAGGTTCCAATTACATTCTGGACACCACCAGAACCAATTGGACGCGAAGGAAAAGCAAAAGAAAGAAGAAGAAGAAGATCTGAACCAGAAATTTCTCCAAAACCACCAGAAGAACCAACAGTTCCTGCAGTTGAAACACCCAAAAAATCAGAAACACAAGTTGATTGGAATGCTCCTGCTACTCCACCTGTACCAGAATATTCTTTAAAACCAGATTGGGCCAATACTGGAGAAATGTTAAAATCTGTTGGTTATTTGCCAAACATTTATAAGGCAACTAAAGGAAGACAGGGTGGTGCTTTTACTGCACAAATTCCAGAACCAGCACCAATCCCCGAACCAAAAACAACTTTGTCTTTAACAGATATAAAGGCAATAGAACAAATAAAAAGACCACAAGAATCAATTCTTACTAGAGCAGCAAAAGAAGCAGAGGCTTCTCTAAAATCAAAAGAAGTACCTGCAGAAACAGCAAAACCTGAAATATCTCCAAAACCACCGGAGGAATTGACTCCCGAGCAAATTCAAGATTTATTGAAAGATCTCTCACCAGTTTCATTTCAGTTTCCGAAACGAGCACCAAAACCATCTCTGGCAAGAGCGGCAGGAATAGTAGCTTCAATTCCGGGTGCAGGATCAAATCTGCTGCCAGCTCAAACAACTTTAGCAGATTTATTAAGACTTCCACAAGTTGCAGAAGTTAAACCAGCAATTGAAATTTCTGTACCAAAATGGGCAACAGAAACAAAACCAGTAGAAATAATTAATGGCGAACAAATTGCAAAAGCTGTTGCGGACTTAATGCCACAAATGAAAGCTCCGACTGCAAAACCGGGAGTAATAGAAAAACCAGCTACAGCAACAAAACTTGATGACGCTTTACCGCCTTCAGCAAAACCTGAAAGAGCAGTAACAAAAACAGCTGAAAGAATTACAATACAGGAACCATCAGCGATGTCTGGTGTAAAAAGACCTTCTGCGATTTCGGCTCCCACATCAACGCCCGCTACTGCACAACCACAACAGCCAGAACAACAACCTACAACAAATAGAGATAGACAAGCACCAGAATTGGTTGAACCTTCTTCTGCAGGATTCGGTGGCAAAGCTACCGGAAAATCAGCTGAAACGATTACAATACAGGAACCGTCACAGATATCTGGTGCAAAAAGACCTTCTGCAGTTTCGGCTCCGAGTGTAACACCAGAAACCAAAGAAACCAAAGAAACTAAAGAAACAAAAACTATTTTTGATATGATGCGCGATATGTATAGAGATTTTGAAAAAGCGCAAGAAAAAATAACAAATAAGCAAGAAAAAGATACAGAACAAAATACTCAAGATGATGAAACTTCACAAGTTCCACAAGTCCCACAAATAATAGTACCTGTAACAAAAAATATTTCAACTGGTGGAACTGATAAAGGTGGAATTGGTGGTTCAGAAAAAGGTCCACCACCAAAAAATATCGGTAAACCAAGACAAAAAGGAAAATCATCAAGAGCAGGAATTCCATCTATAGGAGGGGGCGACACTGATTATGGAGGTTTAAAACAAGGTGGTGGATTTAAATTGGGTGCAAATGTGAATCTAGGAGCGAGAGCTCTTGGAAGATTCACTCAATACTTGCACATTTAAAATAATATAGTATAATATTTGTTAAATATGTCTTTATCAGAATTAAAAAAGTTTAATCATAATTTTATTGAAATAGATTGTAACTTAAAAGAAGTAACAATTGATGGAAAAAGATTTTATGAAACACCCGGTGGTGTGTTTCCCAGTGTGACAACTGTTGTTGGTTTCGAAAAACAACAGTTTTTTGCTAAATGGAGAGAAAAAAATCCAGAAGAAAGCAAAAGAGTCACAACAAGAGGTACAAAATTTCATTCTCTAATTGAAAAATATCTTAGAAATGAAGAAATTGATTTTGATGACGTTACTTCTGCAAATAAAGTTTTATTTAATTTGATTAAACCGGAATTAGATAAAATTGATAATATCATATCTATAGAAAATTCTCTTTGGTCTAAAACATTAAAACTAGCTGGAAGAACTGACTGTATAGCCGAATATGATGGAAAAATGACTATCATTGATTTTAAGGCCAGTACAAAAGAAAAAAGAGAAAGAGATATTGATAATTATTTTGCACAAGCAACAGCTTATGCGTTAATGTTTCAAGAAAGAACAAATATTATAGTAGATAATTTTGCTATTTTGATTGCATGTGAAGATGGAATAAAACAGGTATTCCAAGGAAACCCAATTAAATATGTAAAACATTTGCATGGATTGATAACCAATTATAGAAAAGTAAATAATGTTTTATAAACCAAAAACTTTAGAAGAACAAGTAAACACAAAAGGAACAAAACTTTGGGTTCAAATGAATCAAAGTACTAAAGCTGTTAAATTAAGAAAAAATTTTATTGAAAAATATGGTGGCGTTTTTTTAGAAAAAGACGGTGAATGGCTTTGGACAAATCCAATAAAAGAAAAAAACGGATATTGGCTAAAACGTGTTGACACAGAAGAAAAAGTATTTTTTGAAAATATGAGTGAATTTGGTAAAAAATACGGGTTAACACCAGTAAAAATTTGTGAACTTTTAAATGGAAAACGTAAAACATATAAAGGCTGGACGGCTGTAGAATTAAGAGCAGTAAAAGAGGGATCTGGATCCCACGAAAAGATAAAAGAAAAAAAAGTAAATAAAATTCAGATAAAAATGGGTGCGGTTTTAGTAAATACAAAAACCAATGAAATTTTGAATATTTCTTGTATTGCAGATTATGCAAGGGAAAATAAGTTGGATTACGCCAATTTAAGAAAATTGGCTACAGGAAAATCAAAAACATATAAAAATTTAAAACTTTACAACCCATTAGAAAATTATAAGATTACTCCAGAGCCTAAATAATTGGAGATGAACTTTAAATCACTTTTATTCAAATTAACAGAAGCCAGAACATCAAAAGAAGCTTTTACTAAGTCTGGAGAGGCTGAAAAGAAAGAAAGAGCAAAAGGCTCTTCTACGGACTTAAAATCAAAAGACGCGGCACGTAAGCGTATAGAACGCTCTAGAATGGTTCCTAGAGACAAGAAGCCGAAGCAGGAACTTGTCAAGGAAGTAATTTCTGTAAAAACTAATCAAGGAAAACTTCAATTAATTTTTAAAGATTCATTTAATAAAAAATATCACACTAGAGTTGGTAAAGATATCCTATCTCTTGGGGAAGCGCAGCAAGTAACAAGAGATCCAAATTTTGAACAGACAATAGCTTCAAAACTTTTATTTGGTGACGTAAAAACAAAAGAGTCAAAGAAAAAAGAAAATAAAAAAGAAAAATCAGAAGAAAGAAAAAGCGAATCTTCCAAAGGAACTGCTAAACCGAAAGAAGCAGAAGAACAAAAACCAAAAGCCCGTAGACTTTCAAAAGAAGAAATATTTCAAAACTTGTCTCAGATGAATGGTGAACAATTGGCCCAATTGCCACCAGAATTGAGACAAGAATATTTTGTGGCGCAAAGAAAGCCATTAGATAATAATAATTTTGATAATTTAACATATGAATCTTTAAGCATTAAATTTTCTTTAAATCCAATATCTTCAAGCCCATTCAATCAACAAGTATTGAATGCTTTAATTTTTTTGGCAAAAATGAAAATGGGCGCGAGTGATCAAGAAATGCAAACCCTCACATCTCTAAATCCAGCGGGTTTAGATTTTACAAGAACTGCATTTTATACTGCTAAAAAGATTTTATCACAATTAGGTGAAGCTTGCATACAAAATATGTTGACTTCTTTGGAGTCTGGCCCGACTGCTATAAACAGCGATGGAATGTCAGACATGTCTTGTGGAGATTATAGATTTAAAGTTTCTGCGGGAGGAGAAATAAGTCTCTCTACATCTGAAATGAGCCAATCGGCAAAATCGTTTAAAGGATATATTGGTGCTGCTTTGGTTGATGCTTTATCAAATCCAGATTTTATTAAAAACGATAAAATGCTTGGAGAAATTTTTCAAAATGGTGCAGAAATAAAAGCGGGCTTTTCAAAAGAATTGATTCCCGATGAATATCTTGATTTGATATTAAAAAATGAAAAACTAACAAATAAATTCATGTCAACTCCAGTAATTGACATGAATGGTAATAATTTGGGAATGGTTTTAAGTAAAGATGGTAAATTAAATCCAAAAGTTTCTCTTAATAATTATCAAGAGGAATGGAAAGATTTATCAAAGGGAATGATAAAAGGAAAAGATAGCCAATTTAAATCTTTTATAATAGGACAAGTATTAAAAAATGTTTTAAGAGGTGATGGAATCGTTTCCCCCAAAGTTGCAGCTAATCACGTAATTACAATAAATGGTGTGTTTCCTCTTACAGATGATTATATAAATGTAATTGCCAATCAATCTGAATTGGATTTAAAACCTGCTAAAAATATTATAACAGCACAAAATGTCATAAATTATAAACCATCTGCTGCTGAAATGTTAAAAAAATACAGTGTTATAGTGGAACAAAATGAAAATAATGTTCTTAAAAAAATGATTGTTCCAATAGACTCCGTAGATGCAGTTCAATTAATGGTTTCAAATTTGATTAATAACTATGAAATATCAATGAATGCAAGTCTCTTACCCGGATTTAAACCTAAAGATTTAAATGCTGTCGAATATAACCACATAAAAATTGGTAAAAAAATGATCAAAATACCAGTTGAAAAGGGTCAAAAAATAGCCAATTCTTTGATGGAAAATACTGCGGTTATTATGAATGAAATTCTTTTAGAATCTTTATCAAATAATTTTGTATTAAATTCATTGGTAAAAGTCAATTTAATTGATGCTGCTGAAGAATCATTTATAAAAATGGGTAATCAAGTTCTTCTTGAAAATGAGGTAAGACCTCAAGAATTAAAATTTATTTATCAAAATTTATTAGAAAAAATTGAACAAGAACCATTTAGATATTTTATGTTAATCAATCTTTTAAATTCCATTGAAGAAGAATATAAAAGAGATTATGACATGGAATATAGAAATTATCACGGAAAGCCAAAGCAGAGAAAAGAAAGAGCTGCGAGAACAAAAGCCAGAGAACAGATGGAAAAAAAGGGAGTTGTAAAAAAGGGTGATGGAAAAGATATAGATCATAAAAAACCATTACGTTCTGGTGGTTCAAAAGGTATAAATAATCTACGGGTTAGAGATAGATCTAAAAATAGAGCAGACAATGGCCATAAAAAAGGCGAGAAACAAAATAAGGATTGGAAATGATCTCAAATAATGTAAATTTAATTTTAGAAAAAGTATTTTCTGATTCTGGTCTCGGCAAATGGTTTAATAAAGAATCTGCAGGCGGTGGTCCGGGGTGGGATAGATATAATACTAAAGGTGAAAGAGTTGGAAAATGCGGCGATGCAAAAGAAGGTGAAGCATATGCAGCATGTTTAAGTAAACAAAAAGCTAAAAAGTTAGGTAAAGAAAAAATAGCTTCATTTGTTCGTCGTAAAAGATCTGCACAGAAAAAAGCTGGAAGATCCGATAAAGGCGATGTAAAAGGAAAAGGAAAGAAACCAGTATTCGTTGATACTGGAATTTCAAAAATTGAAGAATCATACACAAAATTTATTGTTGAAAACGCAGAAAACTTTTTAACAATTCAATATCCAATAATAGAAGCAAAAGAACTTTTACCATGTGATTTAATTGTTTCTAAAAATGGAAATTTCTTTAATGTAAATTTTGTAGAATTAATTGAAAATAAGTATAAAGTTATTTTTGAAAATGAAAATGGCGAAGAAATAGAAAAATTATTTGATCCAGAAACAGTAATGGGGTTTGTTGATACTACTGAAGGAATTGAACTTAATGAATTTGATGAAAAAATTGAAATTTATGAAGATAGCGGTAAAAAAGTAAAACTCAACAAAATCATGCGGGGTGATGTAAAAAAATACAAAGTTTATGTAAAAAATGATAAAGGGAATGTCGTAAAAGTAAACTTTGGTGATCCAAATATGGAAATCAAGCGAGACGATCCAGATCGCCGTAGAAACTTTAGAGCTAGACATAATTGCGATAATCCCGGACCACGTTGGAAAGCGCGTTATTGGGCTTGTAGAACATGGAGCGCAAAGCCAGTTAGTGCCATGCTAAAAGAATCCGAGAATCTAGAAGAAGCTACTAAAAATAAAGCCAAAAATCCTAAAAAATGGAGTTCTTGCATTAGCCAAGCTAAACAAAAATTTGACGTATATCCATCCGCCTACGCCAATGCTTGGGCTGCAAAGTGCTATAAATCTAAAGGAGGAAAGTGGAAAAAACTTTCTGAGGATATTGCTCAAGAAACACTGGATAGCATAAAAAATGTAACTTATAATCCAAATTTATATGGTTTGATAAAAAAACATAAAATGAATTAAAAACATTCATAAATATAAGGAACAACATGAAATTTAAAGAATTACTTTCAAATATCCGAACTTTAGTAGAAAATGCGCCGGAGGCTACCACGGGCGGTGGTGGTCTCTATGATATGGGTCAACCAAACCCCGGACCATCTGCGTTAACAAATAAAGGTACATTTAATTTACAGATGCCAAATTCAATTGATGCAATAAATGCATTATTGTATACTTTTTCTGCAAAAGATTATATTGATCCCGATTCCCTTCTCGGAGTTGTAAAACAAAAATTAAATCATTTTGGATTGGATTTTATGTGCAAAACAAACAAAATGATGGATGGGCAAAATATGTACGAATTGGTTCAATATGGTAGCCCGCAACTAGGTGTTTATGGGCAAAATCCATATGAAGATGTAAATAAAAAAGGTTTCAAACAAGGTGATGGCATTAAAGAAAAATTAGGCCATTCATTAGCTCTGATGGTTCAAGTTCAAAAACTTCCAAGTGGATTGAGAAGAGTTGAAATGGTAATTGTTCCGATGGACACATCTTCATATAATAGTGATAAAGATTCTGACTGTGGTTGCCAGCACTAAAATAATGAATTCAAAATACGAATCTTTGACAGAAGAAAATTTTATGAACTTCTGTCAAAGATATTATTTTAACCCCGAATGCTCGGGAAAAGATGAATTTATAGATGATATGAAGCGCGTGAAATATGTTAAAAGACTTCTTCAAAAAATACACAAACATAAAACTTTAAAATCTATACGTGAGAGATTAATAATTAATCATATTATAATTTTAAAAAATGTATTTGGTGAAGAAAAATTGATGAGAATATTGTTTTTTAAATTAGATCCAAGATTGCATTCTTATTTAAAATCTTTTTTAGTATTTTTAGAATTTAAAATTATAGATATTCCAGAAGTAAATTATAAAGTTTTAAATACAGATCCAAGAGTTGATAGAAAACTTACACAAACTGAAAACTAAATATTTTTAATGCTTTCAGGATCTTCTTATATTCCACCATTTTATTTTTACGAATTTGCGCAAGCAATATCTGGACCTTATACGGCTCTTGATGCCTACAAAGCTGGTGCAATAGATGATCAAGGTAATATTATAAAACCAGAAAGTAGCATAGATTCTTTTGAATATCTTGTGATTAAACTTAAAAAAATTTTTGAATTAATTCCTTCAAATTTAACAAAAGCAAAATTAGCTTCTTATTTTAGTACGCTGCAATTATTTCAAGAAGAATATGAAGAATATGATTTAGATCCTTTATATCTCAATATGTTAATTGAAGGTCATATTACAAACATCTCTAACGGAGAAGTAAGTTATTTGGAATTGGTAGAAGACATGGCTTCTGGAAATCTCGGTGGCCCATCAGTTCAGGCAAATCCAGATTCTGCTAATGTTGCAGGTTTTGATCCACCACTTACAGATAAAATTTTAAAAAGAAAATATCTTAATAATTGTGAAATATTTGATGTTTGCCCGGAAGAATTTACTCAATTCAAACAAGGAAAATCTTGGAAAGATATTCAAGATAGTCCAACCAAATCATATTTGCAAAGATTTCAAAGAAGATCAAATACAAAAATGGCCGTCAGAACTGTTAATCCAGAATCTGGCGACCAATATTTGCATTGGATTAATTATCCAGCTAAAAATTTTTTAGAAGAATACAATTTAAAAGGTCTTGACATTTTAAATGAAAAAAAAGGAGACCAGCATTTTAATGCTGCTGCTACGGCTGTTCTTGATCCGTTCGATGATGAATCAATAGAAAAAATAAGAACAGGAAAAATAAACAAAACCAATGCCGAACAGTATGGAAGAGCCGCAACCTTTTTTGCTTCTCTTGGTAATTTAACAAAAAAAATTACTGAACCTTTTTTAGATCAAACAATAAAAACATCAGAAAAATCTGTTGATTCTACTTCTGAAGATGGGGTTGGAGTCGATGAAGACGGAAGATTGTTTGTTGCAAATTTTAAAAACCACAGAGCAACATATGGTACACGCGGTGTTGAGCAAATAGGGTTCCCCGAAACACTTGTAAAAGGTTATTATGATCTTAAAAAAGAAAAAGATCAAACACAAAACCAAAGAGAAGTTTCAAAAATTAAAGCTGAAATGAAAAAACTGGGAGGCCAAGCTAGAGAGTGGTCTGAACCAGCCTCAAGACAAAAAGCAATCGCCGGGTTAATAAAAAAACATTTGGATAAACTGAGAGAACCTACTGTTGCCGTGACACCTTACGAAGAACCTTTTGTTATACCACATGAAGGAGTTGTAAAGCATATAATGAAACAACCTGTTCGTGTCGTTTTGGGTTTGACGGGGCAGGGGGGACGACCCGAACCACAAGCACAATTGGGTGGTTCGGAATTGGCAAGATCGCGCAGTGGGTTAGAAACATTAAAAAGAAACATTGAAATCCAACCCAGACACTTAATTCCGGATGAAGATGATATAAAAGTTGCAAAAGATGTGCTTGACCCGTCGTTATTTTTAAAATTTATGAAAGTTTTTAAACCAAGATAAAAACTCCCCTTTCGGGGAGTTTTGTCAATCTTGAATAAAATTTTTACAACACTTGGGTTTAGAGCACCCAGCATTTGCTCTGGCTTCACTCAAAATTTTTTGATGGGCATCATCCCAACCAGCAAGCCATTCTTGCCAATACACATCACTTTCATTCATTGTAACATTTGATGGTTTAGATCCACCATTCATTCTGGACTGATATCCCTGAGTGTAAGCAGATCCTGGGGTATATTCGGTCATTTTGACTCCTTTGGAATAATAATAATCTCGTTCAAAAGCTTATCCAAAGCCTTTACGTGTGCATACTGTTCGGTAATAGCAAGATAGCCACGAATTTCAATAAGCTTAAAATAATCATCTTGATTGAAGACCGTCTTCTTTGTGCGATTTTTATTTGCTTTGGGGCTCTCTTTATGCTTTTTAATTGAATTATTCATGACATCATTCATGATATCATCGATATTCATATAATCTTTCATCTGTTCTGCATATTCATTCTTATCAATATTTTGATGCATCTTGTTCCACATTTCCCTGAATTTTTCATTCCAAGGACCATAATAGAAAAAGTTTTTCGGTGGCTCTTCGTCACCATTTTGCCAATTCATAAAATCGTTAAAATCTGAGTTATTCATGTTTTCCTTTAAACATCAAAAATTTGTTCATACAAAACTTTGCTACGATTATCTGTAACAGAGATGTATCGAACATGACGCTCTATTGCGTCTGAAATATTTATACCATCATTGGGACCGAAAGCCAAGTGTTTGATCCAAGCAGGACAGCCGCCAATAGAAATACGAACTTCATTTCCATTAGCATCAGTTCCATAAAAATCAAAAGAACTTTTTTCTCCATCAAAGTACGTAAAGAAGCATTCAATCTGACCATATTTCTTGCGAACTTCTTCAAACGTCATAACAGTTTCAGTTTTAGCCATTTGGCAACCTTGAAAGCTTGACAGACTTAGGAAGTTGGCCAATCTCGTCAAGCTTACGAAGAGTGCCAACCTTTGCATTCATAAGACTCTCGGCACGTTGACGAGCAATCCTATTCTTGCGCTTTTTGTGAGTACGAGCAGTGATACGTTGTTTTGAATTAGGCATGATTACATTATACGCTTTTTCTTGGGTTTGTCAAGTTTTTTCTTGGTTGCCTTCTTTTTTGGCTTTCCAAAAATTTCATCCCAATTTTTGCAATATTGCTCATAATTTACAGAGCGGTAAGAATCACCTTTTCCTGCACCATGTATTCCTTCAAACATATTAATAATTATACATTATTTTCAAATAAAGTCAAATATAAATAATTTTATGAAGAATATTAAAGGTTATTATAGCTGGATCCATTCATTAAATGAAGCTGCCATTCAATCTCAACATAAGGGATTTGAAATGTTGAAAGAAGAAAAGGCAAGAAAAATTACTGATCCACAAAGACAAGCTGCTCTTTCTGGGAAAATGCAACCACCTCCACCACGAACTATGCCGGGTGATGATGTTCTTCCGATTTATGGGGAAGCTGGTCAACAATTAGATGCCGCAAGAGCAAGTGATCTAAAAGCAGCAATGGCCGCTGAAATTCAAGATAAGATGAAAAGTGGTGTGCGCGGTTATGAAAAGGTTACTCCAACTTCAGTTTCTTTGGCTGGTGGAGATCCCGGTGCTTATGTTGAAATTGCAAGAATGAAAAGAGCAGAATTAGCGGCACAAAGAGCCAGAGCAACAGGACCAGTTGATGCTGCACCCACAGGTGACGCAGATGATGTTGCCATGGATGCTGAAGATGGTGAAATGGCTGATCCTGGAATAGGTGACCCTTCCAGCCCACTTCCAACTTACTCCTTGGCCGCACAAGCCCGATCAGATCATGCGAGACAGTCTTATAAAGAAGCTAGCAGAGCTGCACGTATTGCAGCCAGACAAGCTGCTGCTGTAGGGGATTATGAAGAGAGAGAAGATGCCAGAAGATGGAGTGGCCCGACCGGAAGAACAGGTGAAACTTATAGCGAATCAGTAAATATAAAAATTAACAAACTAATTAATGAAAAAATAGAAGATGAAGAAGATGATTCAGAATCAGGAATTCCAAATATAAGAGGAACTGTTGGTGTTGGAGGAGATCAAAGTATTTTTGCAGCAGGAACATATCCCGGTGGAATTTTTAACAAAATTAAAGGACCAAGAACAGAAGCTGCTCAAATTAAGCATTTAATAAAAATTGTTTCAAATCCTGAAAATCATCCATCGGAACATGTTAAATATGCAGATGAATTTTTAAAGGCTATGGCTTCTCATTTAAGAGGAAGATCTTAAAGATCGGGCTGGCCTATTTCTTTAGACCAGATCCATTCTTCCCATAAAATTTTTGCAAATTCATCATCAGGTTCGTGACGACGCATCTCAATATCTGCCATACCACTGGCAGATATTGGTGCTTCCATTTCCCAAGAATACCAATACCATTCACCATGTTTAATTTCGTTGTTTGTTACCAGACAACGTAATTTTTTTTGCATAATTTAAAATAGTTCGTAGACTGTAACGTTTGCACTGCTGGCAGTAAAGCCATAAACATAAGTTGGCCACACCACTACAGTATTTCCTGCTAAAGAAATTGGTCCAACATATTCTATACCATTATCGGTATTCAAACACTGTAAAGTTACTGTATTTGATCCGGTTCCATTACGAATTAAAACAGAATTATTGTGTTTTGCACCAGTTGCACCCGTAATACCTGTACCAAATAATTTTACGTTGTTAAAAGTTCTCATACTATTATTTAGAAGAGTTCGTATATCGAAATTCTATTAGTCGCATCAGCCCCCGATGTAATACCTGCAACCGAAAAAGGAAAAAATAAGTAAGATGTGTTATTAGCTGCAATAGGATGAGCATCTCCATTTATATCCGTTGCTGGTGCTGCAAAAAGAGATACTGTTGAAGTAGTATTATCGACGTTTATTACAGATACAGAAGCGACTTGATAAGCAATTGCCGATATGTCATTTCCTTCATAGACAATTAAAACACCTTTGTTTTTTTTAGTGATTGTTCCGGTGTATTTTTTTAATTTATTATATAGTCTCATTTTAGTATAAAGTAAATAATTTTATAGTATCTAGCCATGTAACTGGTTCTACTTGATTGGGACCTAATGAAAATATCATTCTTTTATATCTTATTGGCATGAAAATTGAAATAGGTGCATCTGTATTAAATAAACCAATTCTTAAATTATTAATTCGCAAAGGTGTTGCAATTGGCATAAATTGAGCGTAATAATCTATTACAGAACCCGAATTATAATAGCCACCAACTGCACCATTATCTACATCAAATTCTACTTCATTTTCGTCGGGATCAACAAAAACAATTTTTTGTAAAAATGCAATTCCACCAGACACATCAGCGTCTGTATAATTTTCAGTTATAGCCGGAGAATATATAAAACCTTTATTATTTTTAAATGGTGGGGTAAAACTATATGTAATTCCACTAAAAGTTATACCAGAAAGATAGGTTTTATAATTATAGTCTATTAACATTCCCTAATATTTAGGGTTTTCATTTATGTATTTTATATGCTTCCGAATCCCAAAAAACATTCAGTTCAATATTACTTGTAGCAAAACCAACCATCCAAATAGTTCTTTGCCTCGTACCATTTTTTACATTTACAGCCACATGGTATGAATTGCCTTCAGCATATTGATCAACTTTTACTAAAAATTTTGAATTTTCTTGGACTTTATTAATAAACGACTGAATAAATTCTGGATAAATTGGTTTTGGTTTTTCTACAAATTTTTTAATTTTTCTTTTTGGTTGAGTAGAAGTTTTACGAGGTTTTGGCATAATGATTTGAAATTATAAATAAAAAGGAGACCAATGCGTATACAGGGATTCGAACCCAGACGGTCAGAATGGAAATCTGACATGCTACCATTACATCATATACGCGCTTTAATAATATAATATGAAATGTCTATACTGTCAAGCAAATACTAAAAATCCAAATTTTTGTTCAAAATCATGTGCAGCAAAATTAAATAACCACAAATATCCAAAAAGAATTAAAATAGAATCAAAATGTAAATGTGGTTTAAATAAAACTAAAAGTTCAATATATTGCAGAAATTGCAGATATGAAGAAAAATTTTTAAATTATGGAAATAAAACATTAGAATCCGTAATTAATGAATCAAAAAATTATGCTTCCAAACACAAATATGAAAAAATAAGACAACATGCAAAAAGAATTGCCAAAAGATTAAATTGGATAACAAGTTGTGAAAAATGTGGATATGACAAGCATGTTGAAGTTTGTCACAAAAAAGCAATATTTTCTTTTGATAAAAAATGTTTAGTAAAAAATATAAATTGTAAAAAAAATTTATTATTCTTATGCCCCAATTGTCATTGGGAACACGACAATTTAAATAAATAATTTTATGAAATCAAATAAAATAAATGAAGGAAATCTTTATAATAAAGAAGACCAAATTGCAGGAAACAGCAACGCATCTGTTGATGGATTGGCTTCTTGGAAGCTGGAAGCCAGAAAAAGAATAATGGAACAATTAAAAAGATCAAAAGTTATGAATCCTGAAGCTGTAATAAAAGCAACTTTTGGTGATCTTTTTTAATTTTTTATTGCTTTAAAATGTTTATCAAATTCTTTAGTTAAATCCTCACGAAGTTTTGTCATTTTATTATAATCTTTTGTGCTGTCTTTACCATCGGTTTCCATTCTACCCAATTTGTAGAGCACGTGTCCAAATTCATAAATTTTTTCTTCAAGTTCTTTATTTGTCATTTTGATTTATTGTTTAATTCCCAATGTTCATCAGCAATCATATCATAATGATAATTTGCTCTACTTGCTTCTTCTTGAGTATCAAACATCTTCAACTTAAGTCTCTCTGCCAATAGATACTTGCGTTCATAAAGTTTGCTGATTCTTGGATCTTTGCTATTTGATTTTCTTTCCTTGACAAGAGTTCCAATTGCTTCACAATAGTCTGCATAATTTTGCAGAAGTAAAGTAAAAGGCATCTCCTCTAAAGACTTATTAAATTTTTCATCGGTCTCATCTAAGAGATAAGATACAAAATCAAAGTCATTTAATATAAATGGTACAGTTTTTGTTCTTTTCCTTTTAGCCATGACAACAATATATCCTTTAAAAAGAGCAAGTCAATTAATTGACTCCATAGTATTGTGATATATAGTATGTCTACAATCTATAAAGCTGCGTAGGGATAACTGATACCCCGCAGCAATCAGAGGTGGGGCGCGAATACCTCAGAAGAACGCGAAGGGCTAGCACTATACTTCCCAAGGCTTGATCGGCCTTGGAAAAAGGATTCAATGCCCGTTTTTAGCGAGTATACTCAAGTGGTCAACGAGGTCTGACTGTAAATCAGATGGCATCGCCTACGAAGGTTCGAATCCTCCTGCTCGCATTATGCACAACGTTAATGTTCCACATTTTTATTGTTATCTTCGCAAAGAGCACATGTATCAACATGAGCAGCACGTTGGAGAGTTTGATAAAGTTTTAGTATTTGGCGCACAATCATGTGCTGGATACGCTATGACGTTTCATGTCATGACTGACTATGGTATTGTTCGTAGCAGAGTCCCGGTACACATGCTTTGCTGGAAACCAGAGGCTCCTCTAATGCCCTTGGACCATCTGCAGCTTTGGGATTGTTTTCATGAAAATGTTTCTACTGTTGAATATGATGCTCTTTTTGATTGCAGGGCAAAGGTTGTATTGAAAGATAAAAGTGAGCATTGGGGCGATTATGTAATGACCTTTGATTGGTATAGGAATGCTTATTCAGAGGAACCAACTCAATACAAATGTCTTCACATGATTGCTTTGGATAATGGAAACTATACGCTACAACCAAATAACAGAATATTTTGGAAAAATATGTCATTCGTCACTAAGCCATTTCCGGAAAAACCGGACTTCAAGGTTGACAACAAGGCATGGAAATGTGAAGGTGAAAGTGACCGCTGGATAATAGATGGTCATGATGACAATTATTATTATGACATAAAGGCTATTAAATAAATATTTAAGGATATATATGGGAACAGAAACACAAGAAAGTCATTGGGAATATAGTGTAAATGAGTGGGAACAAGGTGATTATTTTAAAACTATTACGTCTATATTAAAAAAAGAAAATATAAAAAATTTTATTGATATAGGAGCAAATGTGGGTGGTGTGTCTTTTGTTTTGTTAAAAAATATACCTAGTATAGAAACAGGTTATTTATTTGAACCCCAAAAAGATAATTTTAATTATTTATTTAATAAATTAAAAAATTTAAATAAATTTGTATTTTTAAATTGTGGTATACATTATGGTAAAAAATATCAAAATGCAATAAAACCGGCATTTTCTCATGTTGGCGGTTATACTGTAGTAGATAACTTTAGTAGTGATTTTTTTGAATCTGATGAGCCTTTTCACCTTTTTGAATTAGAATTTTTTAATTTTAAACCAATAGATTTTGTAAAAATGGACATAGAGGGAGGGGAGTATAATATTATTGAAAATTCTACTTTTTTACAAACTGTAAAATACATTGATATAGAATTGCATAGAAATTATGATGAAAATTATATTAAAAAATATTTTCCAAATCATCATATAATTTGGTATGCAGGATATCATCATAATACCGGTGATTATAGTGTCAACCATGTATTTTTGAAAAAAAATAATTAATATTGGTATTGTTGATCTCGGACAGAAATGCTTACAGCACAGGGGTTCGAATCCCCTCGGTTCCATTAGCCTAACCCAGAATCTCTGCAACCTCTGGCAATGGCGAAACAAGTCCTCTCTGCAGAGGGGCACGATCTAAAGTCCTAGGCTTTAGATCAATACGGGACCGAAAGGCATCGACTGGAGCAAAGTAGGAAAGAAGGAGATACCCGACACGGGTAACAAGTGTCGTAAATAAACAGTTGCAAATATAAAAGCCGCACCAATGCGGATGGCTGCTTAAAGCAGTGGGGTTTCCCGGTTTTCCCGCATCTGAAAAACCGGGTTTTTTATTGGATAAATATCTTTATGATCGTAAAGCGCGGAAATAAATGGGAAGTTAGAGATTCTTCTGGAGAAAAACTTCTTGGCACACACTCTAGCGAAGAAAAAGCAAAAGACCAACTAGCTGCCATTGAAATTTCAAAGAAGAAAAGAAAAACCTTTAAAGAACATTTGGAAGAAGCCTCTTCTTTAACTTTGCAATACCACAATGAATTAAATCAAAAATTGTGGGATAAAGATATGTTGAAACAAGAAGTTAGAGACAAACTTTTGCAAATTGGTAAAACGTGGGCAGAATTTGCCCAGATACCCGAAGAAGCTATTGTAGATATTATACTGGTTGGTGGAAATGCAAATTTTAATTATACCGATTATTCTGATATTGATGTACATATCTTAATAAATAAAGAAAAGATGCCGGATTGTCCAGATTTACTTGATGATTATCTCAAAGATAAAAAACAGTTGTGGGCACAGATTCACGATATAACAGTATATGGGCACGATGTTGAACTGTATGCCCAAGGAAAAGATGATCCTACACCATCTGGACAGGGTGTATTTAGTTTAGTAAATAATGATTGGATACAGCAACCCAAACAGGAAAAAGTAGATTTAGAAGATTCTCTTATAAAAAGTAAAGTAGATTATTTTACTCAAAAAATAGATAATTTAATTTCTAGTAATGCAGAAGATGAATCTTTTGAAAAAATGAAAGACAAAATTAAAAATATGAGGAATTCTTCTTTAAAAAAATCAGGTGAAAACTCAATAGAAAATTTAATTTTTAAAGAATTAAGAAATTTAGGATATCTTGATAAAATGAATAATTATATTAAATCAAGAGAAGACGAATCATTAAGCTTAAAATAAACTAAATAATTTTATGAATAACTTCAAAGACTATTTAAATTTTTCATCAAACTTATCAGATAATCTTTATAGATTGCAACTAATTGCTTTAACCGAAGCAAAGAAAAAGAAAGAAAAGAAAGAAAAGAAAGCTAATAAAGATTATGATGGTGATGGTAAGGTAGAATCGGGTAGCGATGAATATTTGGGATCTCGCAGCAATGCAATCAAAAAAGCAATTTCAAAACGTGAAGGAAAAGATTTAAAAGAAAATTCTGGCCTTATAGATGGACGATATGATCCCGAACTCAAAAGAGTTGTAACTGCTGATGGGCGAAGAAAAAAAATGGGTGGTCATCTTCCAGATGTTCTTTCAGTAGACTTTCCATCTTATGGTGTGAATAGATTTAAACAAGAATTTAATCCGAAAAACTCGTCTTCTTCAGATTCAGATCTAGATGCGATGAGAAAAAAAGCCGAAGAAATTGGTGGAATCCCAATGCCAGATAAATCTTCTTCTGATATCATCGATATGCGCAAAAAAGCCGCAGAGATGGGCGGTATTACAGATGATATGATAAATGAACCTATTCCATCTTCTTCTGGTACAAGTATATTACCAAATGTTTCTCATTATCAAGCATATAAACGTCTACGTAGCAGAATAAATTTTGACGATAAGGAATATCCTGTACGTATTCAAAAAAAATCAATCAGAGATGTTGCTCAAGATTTATTAAATCCATTTAAAAAAAACCAAAATAAATTAAGTGAATCTAAAGAAAAAATGCCAACAGAAATGATGGTTGATTTTTTTGTTAACAATAGCACAAAGGGCTTTGAGCCAGAAGATGCAGAAATGTATACTCCACTTCCTCCAGAAATTCATAAACAAATTCTACCACACGTAGACAAAGCAGTTTTGATGATTGGACAAGGTGGTCGTATACCAGAAGATGCAAATTTACCAGAGCATATAAATGATTTGAGCAAAGCAATTGGAATATTAGATAAGGCTGGCCACGGCAATCATCCAGCTGCACACTTCTTGGATAGAATAAGAGACACTATAAACGATGAACACATGTCACGAAGAAGATAACCCCACTTGAGATAGAATCTCAGGTCCGACAACCCCGAGAAGTTCGGGGTTGTTTCTTTTATCGCTCTACAAACTCAACCCAATCTTGGTGAACTACGTGTGAGCCAGCATAACCATCTTTGATCTTACTCACATCCCACCAGATCGTATCTCCAACCTGAATGTCTTCTGTTAGTTTATTCCCAATTGCTTCTACCTTGGCAGGAATGATCTTTGATGAAGACTTCTCGTTATAAATGATTCCTGCTTCGGTGGTCTTCTGGCCACCGATCAATGACTTTGCTACTATCCATTTGCCTACTGGTTTCATAATATTCTCCTAGTTCCTTCGCTAGGATTCGAACCTAGACAAAGAGATCCAAAGTCTCTGGTGCTACCGTTACACTACGAAGGAGTAAATTTTGGCACAGTAATTGTTCATAATAATTCCTGATGCCGTACCAACATTGATGCTTCTCACAGAACCATACTGAGGAATATAGAGAAGGTCATCACACATACTTAGCACACTCTCAGGAACACCTATTTGTTCCTGACCAAATATCATAACATAATGAATGTTTGGATCAAACTCATATGCATTTACGTCTTGTGCTTGAGAAACATTGTCAATTCCCAATAGTTTAACTTTTCCTTCAAACTGGGAAACAACTTCTTCAACATAGGTGCTGAGATTTTCAATGCTTTTGACATGGCGAAAGTTGGTGTAATGATGCGTACCGACAGTCCCTCGTCGGTCGTATTTCTTGTTACCATAGATTACAACCTCTCTCGCCAGAAACGCATTAGCATTCCGTATAACGGTAGCAATATTAAAGTCGTTGCCAATGTTGCAGCAGACAACAGAAAAGTTATTACGCTTAACATCAAGATCAGCTCTAATTGCGTCATCAGTCCAATATTTATAATGATCTATTAGATTTCTATTATCCATTGCCAACAATCTTGTAGCCCATTGAAATGCGAGAATCTTCACACAAAGTCATATAGTGAGAACCATTTTTGCATAAGACTCCAATGTTTCCAGTTATTTGACAGGTTGAATATGAAGTGTCTTCAGCGGTATCAACTGCGGTCTGAATTCTTCTATAAAGTTCATCGTCTTTCGTATTCATCATGTAATAAAATCGAAGACCACCAAACTTCTCCTTGACCTGAAGAACGCTGAACAGGGGCTCTTCAGGATTCTCAGGATTTGCTTCAAGGGCTTCTTCAAGAATCACAGACAGTTCTGAACAAAGCCTGTCCACGATCTTGTACCAGCCAGAAGGAAGATTGTGGTAACCAGTTTTATTCAAATGCTTGAATACAATTGGATAATGTTCAATCAGTTTATCCAGAGTATCCGGGTGATTATCAATAGAATCGCTCATTCGTCTTTTCCTTTCCCCCAACCAAGAATTACACGATCAGGATGATGCATGCTTTTTTTATAAAATTGCTTTAGAGTTGTATCAAACGGATAATGCTTCAATACATCTCTTGCACGATGTCTGATTGCCTTTGGCACGTTTGGTGTCTTATGTGCATCCAAAAGATCGTATAAAAATTCTCTTGTATTTGTAAGACTATTGTATTCTTCGTGTGGCAATGTCATAATGACCCTTACGGGATTCGAACCCATGTTATGGCCTTGAAAGGGCCGTGTCCTAGACCAACTAGACGAAAGGGCCGACTACTATCCATTAGTTCAATTTAACTTTGACTTCTAGAACAAGAATAGCAACAAGCATTCCAACAAGACTGCCAGCAACTGCTCCTTCATAGTTTTTGTGGTAACAAAAACCAATCATGTTAAAGCCAAGAAACACAAGAAAAGGTACGGTAAGTTTGTTTAGAATAGTTTTCATAGGTGTATTATGAATCAAGAAATGGAAGAGGCAAGAATAAATTTTTAACTTTGTACTTATACTTGTCTCTGTTTACATGGTGTTCTATGCTATGACAATTTGCACAAAGGCATATGCACTTACTTATCTCAGCAAGTACTCTCTTCCACTTGTATCTTGATACAAGATTGGGAACATTTGCATCTTTTTGTGATGGATCCAAATGATGCCATTGCAAAACTCTTATGTCATCATTACCACAATGGGCACACTTTTTGTCTTTCATGTACTCATCGTATTGCTTTTTTACGGCTTGTCTTGCTAGTTTTCTATAATAATTTTTTGAGTTACACATAATTAGGCATGCTGGATTTGAACCAACGACATCTTGCTCCCAAAGCAAGCACTCTACCAAGCTGAGTTAATGCCTATCTAGTTTATTTATTATTACTTCATCTATCCAAATAATGATTTCGCTTAGTGCCATCATAAAGACCGGCATGAAAGTAAAAAAGAAAAACCAGAAGATTGGAATTTTTTGAATCAATTAATGCAACCCAAGTTCTTCATCAAGGTCTGAGAGTCTGTCCATTGCCTGTTCCTGCTCCATTCTCTGAAGCCTCTTTGGGGTACGGAACTTCTTCATGAAGTCACACTTGCAATGTTCAAACTCACGGTCATCAGCGTGAATGAGAAGCCCGTCCCATTCATCACACCAATGCCATCCATTCGCAACTTCCTCTCCGGTCAACATGACATCTTCGTTGCCATCAAAAGGCTGCATGAGGTAATTCCAACGCTCCTGAGACATTCCGTGTCTATCAAACATTGCCGTCCTCCTTGAAACAGTCCCAGCCCCACCTCTTTGCGTGATTTTCTCGGTGATTGTTGGTTGCATCTTCAAGCATAACGCATATCTCCCGCCTCGCCTCGTCACGCTCCTTGCGGACTTCCCTGATATGCTCAACCACCTGATTAAAGACATCCTCGGTCACACTAAACTGCATGAACCGATACTTGAATGCCAAGAAGCGATCAAGGATATCCACACCATTTGAATCTCTATCGGGCATCGGCATTCTCCTTGAAGCAATCCCATCCAAATGACTTTGCCACATCCATTGCTGCTTCTTCAAGAGTCATATCTTCGTGTGCTGGATTCGGGAAGAAGTCCGTGAATCCTCGGCAATATTCCCGCCTCGCCTCGTCACGCTCTTTTGTCAGTCGTTGAATAGTCTCATACGCCTCACAGATATCCCGTAGAACATCAGGGGGAAGATCGGTGCGCTTGCTATGGCAGCGTAGGCGGTAGTCTAGGGGTTCGTAGTCTGGCATTGGTTCCTGTCCTCAATGACTATCTTCAAGATAGGTCAGAAGCATCTTTGCTTCATCATACTGTCTTGCAACTTCGGGAACACCCTCATCATCGCCTTCAGACTCAAGAAAGGCGACATGATCCGACAAAACACTCGTCAAAATTTCAATCTCGCGGTGAGAAAGGCGAATATTAATATGTTTTTCGGTATTCATTAGAGCAAGTCCTTGAAGTTGTCAATCTTGATGCTAATCTGCTCCAACTGATCGGTGATCTCGTTGGTGGTGATGTTACCCTCAAAGATGTCGCTATTCAACATCTCAACCATCTCCTGAATCTTATCCATACGGTCATTCAGGGTGAGGGGAGTTTTCTCGGTCTTGGTCTTGGTCTTGGTAGCCATATCAGACATCTCCGTAAAGGGCTTCTTCGGTATAACGAGTGACACTCTTGATCTTGCCGTAGCGACGACGAGCGCAAGCCACGATGCGCTTGTATATCTTCGGGGTGCAGTAGAACTGGAGGTCGAATCCACTAACTCCCATGCCACTTCCGTAGAAATAGCGGCTGTAACGCTTCTCCAGCCCACGGGAAATTTCAAAATAGTTTCCACGGTTGTAAAAGAAAATGTAGTGGTACTTGGTCGGCTTCTTGGTCTTGATTTTATTAGTCATTTTGTTTCCTTAATTTTCTTAAGAGGCGACTTTCTGTGCCCTGAGAGCAGAGACCTGGAGTTGAAGAATGGGATCCTTTTGTAACCTCTCTTGAGCAGCGCTGCGGACACCCTTTCCCTTGTCTTCCAGAGCCTTCAGCATGATTTCAGGAGTGGCATTGGGATTCCCGGCAGCAGCATAGCGGACACTGTATTCCTTGTCTTTCATTGCCTTCATCAGGACTTCGGGAGTGGCATTAGGATTATCGGCAGCCTTCCAGCGGACATCTTCATCTTCATCCTCCAGAGCCTTCAGCAGGACTTCGGGAGTGGCATTGGGATTCCCGGCAGCACAATAGCGGACAACGCGAACATTGCTGTCTAGGTCTTTCAAAAGTTTATTGGTAGTCTTAGTAGCCATTTTGTTTCCTTAATTTTCTTACGTTTCGGTTGATTGTGCCTCTAGAGCAGCAACTTGAAGTTTAAGAATGGGATCCTTTTGTAACCTTTCTTGAGCAGCGCTGCGGACATCCTCATCCTTATCTTCCAGAGCCTTCAGCATGATTTCGGGAGTAGCATTGGGATTCAGGGCAGCACCACTGCGGATACCTTCATCTTCATCCTCCATTGCCTTCCGCAGAATTTCAGGAGTGGCATTGGGATTCTTGGCAGCATAATAGCGGACCCAGCAATACTCGTCCCCCATTGCCTTCAGGAGGACTTCAGGAGTGGCATTGGGATGCTTGGCAGCAAAACTGCGGACATCTTCATCCTTGTTGTCTAGGTATTTCAGGAGTTTATTGGTAATCTTGGTAGTCATTTTATTCTGTAGAGGGATTAGTCATCATAGTGATCATAGAGGGGTTCGTAACTGTCGTCAATGAAGTCGTAATCTTCCTTCTTCTCTCCCACCTGCTTGAGTGGGGGATGCCCCCACACTTGACCGTAGGAGGGGTTCCACTCCCACAGAATCCCCCGCATGACTTTGATCTTTGCGTTCAGACGGGCGATCTCTGCCTTCAATTCGTTAATGTCGTCGTTGTTCATGTTCATAGTATACACTCTCTTGGGTTGGTTGTCAATCAATATGAATCTCAATACCCAAACTATTCATCACCTTCGTGGCCTGCTTACCCACCTTGGGGGCTTCTTCAGGCAGGGGTGGCAATTCATCCACTCGCAGACGCTTTCTTTCTCCAGTCTGTTCACCGGGAAGAATCTCTGCGGTCAAATATTGAGAAACTTTTTTGCGTTTGCGCGAAACAACCTTGGGTTCAAACTCTTCGTCATAGATTTCTCTGTATGGACGAATGGCACGGCAGATTGGACTGGACACACACCAGTTATCCAATGACGTGCCGGGAAGGGTAGGAAGGGCATTGAACGCCTCTTGAATGCAATTACGCAGATAGCGAATCTCACGCTGCAAACGCTCAATGTCGGGTTGCATGGACATAGTATACACTCTCAATGGCAAAAGGCAACTAAATACCTATATGAAAAAATTTAAGCAATTTTTATTAGAAACTGAACAAACTTTAAATCCAAGACGCTCAGATTATCCGGAAGGAGACTCAGGGCAACAGCAATACCTTCAGGCCCTGCGTGATACTGCAAAAAAACAAAAACAGGAAGCAGAAGAAATGACTAGGAGCGCAGAAAGCCGTGCAAATGTTCTGGGTAATATAGAAACAGGATTAAAAGCAGCAGATGTGGTAACTGATGTTGCACTCACGGCAGGTAGCGTTATTCCGGGAGGTGCTTTATTGAATGCTGGTGTGAAAGCGACTAAATCAGCAATTGCGGCGGGAAGTGGGGATTATACAGGTGCAGCAGTAAACGCACTTGATGCAGCCGTTCCAATTGCAGGAAAATTAGCAACGGGTGTAAAGACAGCAGGAAATATTGCTTCAGTCGTCAATAATCCAATAACAGGTGGTGTTCGTGTTGCTGCCAACAAAACAGGGCTTTCACAGGCAATCTCTTCAGGTGTACAAAAATTAGGAGTATCAGAACTCGCTGCAAATGCAGCGGGCAAGGGATTAGGATCTGCTACTCAAAAAACATCTGTTGCATTAGGTCAGTCAGCAACAGAAAAAGAAAAGAAAATATAAAATGAAAAGTTTCAAACAATTTTTGGAAGATTATGATGTTTATATTGACAAGCCTATGGGATTCAAGAAGGTAGAACCCGAAGTAGATGAGTTAGAAGTAACTGATACAGAGGATGAAAAGCAAGAGGAAAGTGAAGGGGGGTAAAGGTGGGGAATTGTGGGAGCGAGTGGGGAAAAGAAATTTAAAGAAATTTTGAGTGGTGGGGGATAAGTAAACCTTCCTATAACCCCCTTTAATAGTCTTTAACGCCATTTACAGCCACTCTAAGCCCTCAAAGGCCCACGGAGAGGTCTTTTAGGCCGAGCCCTTATAGGGAATCGTAGCGTGTCAAGCAATTATTACAAAGATTTTGACAAATTTTTAAAAATTTTGACAATTTTTAAGTTCTGTCCTCCAAAATATTACAATCCTGTCCAGAATTCTGAACCCTGTCCAGGTTTTATTCTAGTCCTGTCAGAATTCTGTCCTATAGAAAATTTATTATTGCTGGGGGAGGGATCTGGCATATCTCATCATAGAAAGAATGCCCCCCTCCGGATAGTAGTTCCTGATGCTTCTGGAATCCTGTACAGATAAATCTTGTCCGGTAATATTTTCAGAAATTTTTGAAACCGTCTGAGTGAGTCTGATAACTCCCCAGTATAGACCCAGAAGGCAGAGTCCGGTAACTAGGACCCACCATAACGCCCGATAACCCCCTGCCCGATAATACTTACGATTATCAGTCACAGGACGGGACGAGGGGGTTATCGGTCGCATGAACAGTCTGATAACTATACACCAGATATGGGGGATGTCAAGTAATCGATGTACAAGTCCGATAATGGATCCCAGGCGTGCCAGGTGACTCAGATTGTCCGATAATAAATTAATTAATTTGAGACGTGGAAACAATCCCGTACCTGGCAGGGCTTGTCCGGGACTACTATCCGCCCAGTCCGCAAGGAATGCAAAAAAAATCAAGAAACCTCAGAGGTTTCTTGATAGTAGTAAGAACCCACCCAGGAACTGGCTCTCTCCTTCCAGTCCCTGGGTGGGCATAAGATGTTTGGAAAGATTTATTTCTCTTTCTTGGCGGGGTTGGCAGAGAGGCGGTAGACCTCCTCGCCCACGGCCTTCAGAGGCTGACCCGCCACGATGTCCACATACCGGGTGAGGAACACGCGGCTAGATCCACGCTGACCCATCGTCTTGACGAAGGTGTTCTTGATCTTGGTGAACGTGCCACCGTCCGCAATGGCATCCTCGTCCTTGACGATCTTGGGAGTCTTGATGAGGAAGAAGCCGTCGTAGCCGGGGTAGGAAGCCTTCGGCAGAATGATGCACCCTTCCCGATTGTAAGTCTCCTTCACCGCGAGGAAGCGAGGGCTATTCTCGTAAGCACCGGAACCGCTGTAGTCGCCACGGCGGTAACGATCCTGCTCCTCCGCGTGAATCTTCTCCGACTCGTCGGTGGTGACGCAGAACCCGCTGAACATATTTGCGCTGAAGTTCTTGCTGCCCACGAACATTCCCACGGTGCGGGCGTTGAGAGTCTTGCGAAGATCGTCAAGCATGACCGACACCACGACGTTTCCCATGCTCATGCCACGGGTGGCCTGCGTATCGACGCGAGTGATCTGTCCCATCATCTCGTTGTTGATGGTGAGGGATGATCCGGCGACGGTGCAGTAGGGAACACCTTCAGAGTTACCTTCGCGTTCCGCCTGAAGGTTGACTCCGTTGGGCTGTCCGTCCGTCACGACCATCACGGTCGGGATCTGAATGTTGTTGTCCGCCACCCACTTCTGCACGAACTGCGTCCCAAGCATCAAGGCCTCCACGGTCGGGGTGGAACCAAGCGAGAACACGCGGCTGCGCTGCTTCAGGACAATCGCTTCGTAGAGGAAGGCGAGGAGCCGTTCCCGCTTGGCCGCATTGTCCGACGAGGATGCCAACTGAATCAACTTGCAGGCACCGTAGGCAACCGTGTTGGGACGCAGGTTGACGAACTTGGGATCGTGGGGAGACTGGTACTGGCTGTAGTCACCCGCCGAATGCCTCTTGGTGATGGCCTCACGATCCGCCACGCCACGCTCACCCATCACACCGCATTCGGTGAAGCCAAACACCTCAAAGGGAATCTTCGCCTTCTCGCAGAACCACACCAACTGAAGAATCTGAAGAAAGCAATCGGAGAGCGTCGTTCCCATCGACCCGCTGCAATCAAGGAAGAAGCAGATGCCGTGGTTTTTGCCGTCCTGCTTGACGATCTTCGACAGGAAGATATCGTCATGGGTGCGGTACTGGTGCAGACGGTCAAGGTTCAGCATCCCGGTCTGCTTGGGACGCTCACGCCGAATCTCGTCAGCCGCCTTGCGACGCTCAAACTGGGCAACCAACTGGCGAACGAAGGAGTCCGACTGCTTCACGAACTCACGGTAGGAAGTGAGAGTGAAGGGCATGGTCTGACGCTCAAACTCCCACAGAAGTTCATCGGTGGGAATGATCTGATCCGAAAGATTCTGAATCGGGGAGAGCGTGACCGTGGTGGCGGTGAAGTCCGCGCCACTCTTACGAACGAACCCGCCCTCCATGTCCACCATGCCAAGCCCTTCGGTCTGCTGCTTGCCCTGCTTGGCATCGGAAGGTTCGCCCTTGCCGGAGCCATTCTGCTGCTGCTCCTGCTCGTACTTCTTCCGCATCTCGTCCATCGAAGGATGCTCATAGAGAGCCTTCGCCAACTGGAAAGCCTCATCGAAGGTCTGCACCGCGTCGATCATGTCCGCAATGCCCTGCTCCTCGTCGGAAAGATTCACATTCATGAAGCCGGGAATGCCCCACTTGAAGTGAATGTTCATGCGGTTGATGAGTCCGACCTTCGCAATGTCCATCTCGCTGAACTTGAACAGGTCGGTGTCCACGACCTCCTTGTAGCCCAAGAAGAAGTCCCGACGAGTGCCGGGGTACTTCGCCTTCATCATCTTCTCAATGCGAACGTCCTCAATCACGTTGCAGATGCGGTGCAGCAACTTGCCATTGAACCCATCGGCTTCCGCCTGCTTCATCAACTCCTCGCTACGCTCGTAGGGAGTCCACAGGGCATGGCTGATCTCGTGAGCCACGAGCATGGTCTGAAGGGTGTCGGAGACATTCCAGACGGGCATGACGAGGTGACGAGTCTTGACATCGAACGATGCCGTGGGTGCGTTGGCATCGAAGGAGAAGGAAAGGTTTTCGGTGGCGAGAGCGCGGGCGAAGATGGAGAGAGAGGTGTTCATGCTGTAATCTTACCACAAGTTTGGGGTCAGGTCAAGTGAAAGGGAAAATCTTTTTTGCGTCCGATAACGTTCGAGCTGGTCCGGGGCTACTATCCGGCACCATCCCAAAAATAATAAAGTTCTGCGAGTCCTCGGCCCCCCTAAAGGGGCCTCGGATAGTAGTCCCCTGCCATCTGCCCCGGCCCCTTGAAGGGGCCGGGGCATGAACAGCATCAGACGGTCACGGGGCTGATGAGTGAGGTGAGGTCGTAGACTCCCTTGCTCACCGCGCTACGGTACTCCTTCAGTACCCAAGTCGGAACACCCTTCATGTTGATGCTCTGTGCGATCTGAAGAAGATCGTGCTTGGTGAACTTGCTGAAGTCGCCCTGAAGCAGGGGGCTGTTCTCCGCGTAGTTCTTGGCGGCTGCGACGAAACGATTGCGCTTGTTGAGGTATGGCATTTTATTTCTTTCTTGGTTAGGCGTGAACTGCGTTAGCAGGCGTGTTGTGGTTGACGGATGAAGGTTCGTCCTTCATCCCCTCCGGGGTGGGAAGAATGGTGGGGTCGATCTTGGTGTAGAGGCTGAAGAAAGCCTCCTGCGTTGCAGCATCAAACCGCGTGAGCGTCAGGCGAATGGCCTTCTCCTTGTTG